GTCTTGAGTCTTGTCAATGAGTCGGTCATGTTGGGTTCTCCTCCCTTCATTGGTTGAAATCGCCCGCAATCGCAGCGGCCATATTGCCTTTGCGCTGCAGGGCGGTTGCGATGGCTTCGTCGATGCTGTTCTCGGCTACCAGGTCGATGTAAACCACTTTGTGGTGCGTGCCTTTGCGGTGGCAGCGGTCCTCGGATTGCAAGCGGTTCTCCAAGCTGAAATCATTGCTGTAGTAGATGGCGGTCTCCGCGGCCGTGAGCGTCAAGCCCAACCCAGCGGCTTGTTGCTGGCCGATGAAGCCTCGCGCCTTGCCGCCCTGGAAGGCGTCGATCGCCTTCTCGCGGTCCGCGGGGTTGACGTCCCCGCAGTACAAAACCGCGGGGATTTGCTCAGTGGCGAGGCGCTCGGCGATGGCCCGGAGTTCCTCCCGGAACCGCGCCCACACGATAAACTGCCCATCCAGGTCCGCGACCAGCTCCAGCAACGCCTTCAACCGCGGGTTGTTCTCGGAGACGTAATACGGCGCACCCTCATGCAGCAGGAAGCCACTCGTGATTTGCTGCAGCTTCACGGCGGCGGAGAGCGCTTGCACCGGCAGCACCTGCTCCCCCACAATCATCCGGCACTCCTCCTTCATCAAGTCGTACGCCCTCCGCTGCGCGCGGCTGAGATCGAAGTAGTGCCGCTGGTAAATCTTCGGCGGCAAGTCCAAGCACTCCTCCTTGCGCACGCGGAAGGTGTGCGGCTGCAGCAACCGGTGGAGCTTGTCCAAGTTGCGCCACTTGGGGTTGCCGGCGGCGTCGCGCGCCACGATCTGCGCCCTGCCAATCTTCGGGTTGCGGCGGATCATGGCTTGCAGCATGGGGTGGTTGGCCTGGAGCAACTCCGCGTACTCGGCCACGAATGCGTGGTAATTCGTCGTGCCGAGGAGGCCGGGGTGCAGCAGCTCCATCTGGCTAAAAACATCCACCGGAGCATTGGTCACCGGGGTGCCCGTAGCGATCCGCACGTACTCGGCGAAGTGCCGCAGCTTCATACAGGCCTTCGTGCGCCCGGCGGCGGGGTTCTTAATCCGCGAGGATTCATCCACTACGAGCACCGACCGATACTGCGCCAGGAACCGCGTGGCGAAGGCGCGGCCAGCCTTAGTGATCAGTGCGTCGATGTTCATCGTGAAGATGCGCAACCCGGCGCGTCGCTCGAACACTTCCTCCATCCAGCGAGCGTACTTTTTCCCAGCGCCGGACTTCCATGCGCGCGCGGTGTGCTCGACGGCCAGGTGCTGCGGGATCTCGCGACGGATCCAGTTGGTGTGGACGCCGTTGGGCGCTATCACGAGCAGTGCCTCGATCTTCCCAGCGCGGTAAAGGCGCTCCGCATCTGCCAGCAGCACCCATGTTTTCCCCGTGCCCTGCTCCATGAACAGCCCGAAGTAATCCCGCCCCGCCAGGCGCTCCAGTGCCTCCGCCTGATGCTTCATAGCCCTCGTATGCATTGCGCCTCCCGTTTCACTGTGTGGATGAACTCAGGCCAACTTGTGGCGAATTTTTCCAGCTCGGTTTTTGTGAATGAGTTCAAGACTTCGCTGTGCTGGGCCAGCACGCAGAACAGGTCCAACTCAACCCCTACCAGGATGAACCCTTCACCCCCGAAAGACCTCCACCGCAGCCACCAGTTCTTTTGCTTCTGGCTGAGACCGCGCGCGCCGAGCACGGGGGTGGTGGGGCGCGCGGGGTACGCAGCGACGGCCTTGAGTTCGACGGGGAAAAAGATCCCCGCGTGCCCAATGTCAATATCCGGGCGGCCGGTTCCGACCATGTTTTCGATGCGCTCGTAGTAGAGTTGATCCTTGATTGCGTGGCGCATCCGGTCCCAAAGCCTTTGCTCAGTTTTGCGCATATTCGAATACCTCCGGGCGGTTTACGCACTTGACCTTTTTGACTTTGATCATGGAAAAATTTTCAATGCGGTATCCACGGACCATTAAAATGTCCCCAGGCTTGAGCCTTTCCGCGGCCATCGCACCCAGCGGTTTGAACATGAACCTATCAAACCGCAGCGAGAAAGGAATGCCGGCATCGTCATAAACAAATACGTCGAGAAAGATCGTTGGTCCCGTGATCTTTTTGCCGCGTCTGGCCGCACGGACTATTTGATTGTGGTCACGCAACTCCTTGCGCTCCACTTGCACCAAAACAAGCACATCTCCTTTTGGTGGCAACTCATTGAGTTTTTGAAATCGACTGCCAGCTCTGCATCCCAATTTTGTCGGATCGTCGTACGCCCAGCCGTACTTGTCATGCAAGGGGTAAAGCTGCTGGAACTTGACAGGGTACTTCGCAAGTTTCTCGCGGTCAAGGGTATCCAACCGGCGCTGCTCGACCGCCTTGACGGCTTTGGCAGGGCCGAAGCCGTGCAGATTCTTGAACCCTCCAATCAGCTCCCCATCAACCACCTTCCAATCCACAGCCGAGCGCTCCGGGTCAAAAGCCACGTACCGATAACCCTCCTGGTCAGCTTCCCGCAAAAGTTCCAAGGCTTGCTTATCGTCCTTCGCGTTGCGCAAGCACGCCGCAAAGAACTCCAACGGGTGATAGTGCTTGAGCCAGGCGCACCAGTAGCTGATGATGCTGTAACTGACGGTGTGGCTCTTGTTCATACCCCAAGCGCCAAAGGTGCAGATCTCGCTCCAAATTTCCCTGGCATCTGCCGCGGGAAGACCTTGTTGAGTTGCACCAGCCAGAAATTCATCCCCTCGACGGCTAAAGTACTCTTCGCCTTTGCTGCCGGACATTGCTTTGCGAATTTCGGTCGTGGCTTTCCAGTCGAACTTCCCCAATTCAACACATATACGCATGACCTGCTCTTGGTAAAGCACTACGCCCATTGTCTCGGCTAAGTATGGGGCCATAGACGGATGACGAAATTGCACTGGCTCGCGCCCTGCAAAGCGAGCTATATATTTGGTGGCAGCGCCGCCTCCCAGCGGGCCGGGCCGAGCGAGCGCGGTTACGTGGTCAATTTGCTTGAAACTTTCAATCCTCACATTGGAAGCAACGCGACGCTGCGCTTGCCCTTCGAATTGAAAAATGCCAGCGTAATGCTTATCGTTGAAGACTTTGAACACGTTTGGATCAATGAGCTTAAGACCGTACAACTCATCCGCGGTCACCACACCCGCATCCGCGATAACCGCCAAAGTTCGCAGCCCCAACGCATCAATTTTCAGCAGGTTCAACGCTTCGGCGTCAGGCTTATCCAATTGTGCCACTCCTGCCGAGCCTACCGTGCAGTAATCCGCGATCGGCTCGTTGCACACAATAACCCCTGCGGCATGTACTCCGGTGTGGCTGGCGTGGTTCTCAAGCCGAAACATGAGACTGGCGGCCGGGTACTTGGCGCGGAAGCGCTTACCCGGTTCGGTTTGGCTCATGGTGTCCTCAAGAGTATGGCCATATCGCTGATCGCCAGACGAATATTCGATCAGCACGTTCACCACGTCCCACTTCTCCCTATCCGGAATACCAAGCTCCGCGCACACCTTGCTGATAACCGTTCGGGCGCGCATGTTGTTGATGGAGCCGATTCGCGCGACCTTTTCCCGGCCGTACTTCTCGGGCAGGTATTCGAACACGCGGTGCTGATCGCTGAAGTCGATGTCGATGTCCGGCAAGTCGTTGCGGCTCACGTCGATGAATCGCTCGAACAGCAGTCCGTATTCCAGCGGGTCCACCTCAGTGATCCGCAGCAGGTAGCAAACCAACGACCCGGCCGAGGACCCGCGCGCCGGACCCACCAACATGTGCTGCTTCGCCCAACGAACCAAGTCTGCGACCACCAAGAAGTAGCTCTCGTAGTCCTTCGAGCGGATGAGCTCCAGCTCGCGCTCCAAGCGCTTTTGATGCTCTGCGGTCCACTTTGGTATGTGCCCCAGCCGGAGGCGCTCTTGCCGCCCCGCCTCTATCGCCTCGCTCAAGTCCCCGGCCATGTGGATCATCGGCGCGGTGGGCAAGCTCCCCGCGCAGCGCTCGGCGATCAGCGCGCAATTCTCCACGGCGCTCTCGAACTGCGCGGTGGAGAGCATGCTGAGTTCCGCGCGCAGCTCATCCATGGACAAAATCCATTGCGGCGTCATGCGCACACGCGGCACGAATGCCGCGAACGCATCTGCGTCGCGTGCGCAGGGGTATGCGTTGTCGCACGTGACCACCAGCGGCTTCCCGGTGGCGCGGTGCAGCTGGAGCGCCTTATGCTGACTGAGGCGGGAGGCGGGGTTCAGGTCAATGAAGTCGAAGGTGTCCGGATCGGTCAGCGCCGCCCCCGCGAACCGCACCACGCCTTTTGCTTCTCGCAAAAGTTCCAGCTGCCGCTCCAACGTCAACCCCGCAGCCCAAAGCGCCGTGCTCAGGCGGTAAAACTGACGTGTGTCCTCCGCCAGCAGCCAAAATCTGGGTCGCTGCCCGGATTCCAGCAGCAGTGGGCGCTCCATGCCGAAGAGAGGCTTGATGGAACGCTTGCTGAGTTCTTTCATCCACCGCACGTGCCCCCACGTGCCGCCGTCGACTATGCCGGCGGCGGGCGCGCCGATCTCCTCCAACCTATCGGCCACGGCGGGGATCTTTCCGTACGCTTCCCGGAAGGAGAACTCCGTGCGCAATCTGAGCTGTGCTATGCCAGCACCCATAGTTCCTCCTCCTGGATGATTTCCACCAGCGCCTTCACGTCGTCGAGCGCGCGGTGCGTTTGCGCCAACGGGCGACCCAGCACGGCCTGGTACAGCTCAAGGAGCTTCGGATTCCGGCCCCACTGCTCTTTGTACAACCCCACTGTGCAAGTCTCCCGCGCGGGCCACGGGAAGTCCTTCCACCGACCGCAGCGCAGCAGGTCGTTTTTGAGCATGGCCTTGTCGAACGGGAGGTTATGCGCCATCACGTGCCCGCAACAGCCGAAGAACTCCGCCAGGTGCTCCACTCGCTCGGAGAGCGGCAGCTTGTCGCGCAAGTCGACGTCGGTCAGGCCCGTAATCTCCACGATCCGCTCCTCCAGCGGTTCCCCCGGATTGACCAGGAAGCTGGTCTCCGCGGTCACAATGCCGTCGGTCAGGATCATGCCGCCGAACTCGATGATTTTCGGTTGCTTCTCCAGCGGGGCGGCGGCATGCAGCGTCAGTCCGGTGGTTTCAGTATCGAAAACTGCAATGCGGTTATCCTTCATCGTTCCCTCCTGGCCGCTCCAACCGGGCGATGAATTTTAAATCCACGCCCAGAATTGACTTTGTGTCAAAGATCACGTAATTGTACCAGCGCTTGCCAGCGATGACCGGGTTAGTGTGGTCTTGCGTGAACACCGTTTGCGCAATGCCGATGCCGCGCTCTGCAAAAAAATCTCTCCATCGCAAAAGCTCATCGGATGTACAATGCATGCCCAAATGGCTCACTCCACGGCCACGATTTGACGCTTGCAACCAGTTTGGGCCTTCAATGTAGGTGAGTATTTCGAACTCACCCTTGCCATCAAATATGTCATAATTGAAAGCCAGGTTAGCTTTATTGCTCTGCCGCTTGCTACCGAACACATGTCCAGACGCGGTTACGCAATCTCTCGCCCACTCAACCGCGCCCATGTCTGCAAGCAGCTTCTCAGCGGCTTCCGGATCGCTCGGAGCAATGGCGATCTGTTCAATGAAAAACTTCATGCGAGTTCTCCTTATGCGCCGTAGGGGATCACGGTGCCGGTTAGATACTTATGATGTTCCTTGTCCTGCAGCAGGTAGCAAATAAACTTTGCTACCGCAGCCGGTGGAGTCTCCTCCTTAGTGAGCAATCCTTGAAGCTGATACGCCATGGCAAATTCACGCGTCCAACCGCGTGTTTTGACTACTTGCCGATCAATATCGGCGCTCATGCCGGTGTCTTTGAGCTTGTTGGGAGCCACACCGAAAACCGTGATGCCGTGCTCTTTGGTGAGCTCTCTGGCAAGCTGCAACGTCATGATGTGCGCGGCACCTTTGCTGGCATTGTAGGCCAAGGAGCACGTCATCGGCATGTGTGCAGCATTGCTCACGATGTTAAGCACCGTCCCTTTGCTTTCAATGAGCATCGGGAGGCACGCTTTGGTCATCATGAAGATGCCCTTTGCGTTGGTATCCATGACGTGATTCCAGTCCGACTCCTTGAAATTTTGCAGCCAATCAATAATGTTGACGCCGGCATTGTTGATTAAAACGTCAAGGGAGCCGATTGAATCTATAAACTCTTCCGGAGGGAACCGCACATCCAAGCCATTGACGATGTCGTATTCAATAATGTCGTGCCCATACCACGCCAGCTCCTTCGTGAGAGCGCGGCCCAAACCGTTGCTGGAGCCTGTAATCAAAATTCTTGACATGATCAAACCTCCTCCTCTTCTTGTTCTCCCCAGTTAATTCTCTCGCACATCGCGGCGTAAATGGCCGCGTCATGAATTGAATCTGCGTGAGTCAAATTGCTAATGGCATAACGCGACAGCTTAACCAGAATCAGTTCGAACAAGTGCCATTGGTCTGTGATTACCAACTCCGGCGGCACACCATTAGGCCACAACACTTTGACGAGCTGCGGCACCTGTTTGTAATTGTCTCCGTAAACAGCATTGCGTTCACGGAAAGTTTTGGCCATGCCCTCAAGAATGTCCGCGGTTGTTGCTTGCTCGCGAAGCGTGACGTCTTCAACGAAAAATTTAGGCGCTGCGTCTTTTGAATCCACAATTAACTCCTCTCCAGGTGAAAGCCGGACTTGACAGCCAGCCATTCAGGTATTGTCATTTCGACGGAATCCCCCACGCATGCGTGCTCGGGGTGGAAGGAGATCTGCGCGCTCGGCACCCAGACAACCGCCGGGCGACCCACCCCGCGTTCCGCGACGCGGAAGGCGCGGGGGGTTTCCGCGAGGATGGTGACTTGCACGCGCACTGTTGAATCAGTATCCATGCTCGGCCAGCTCCTCCTCGGTAATCTCGGTGATGCCACAAAACAGCAGAGACGGTTCCTTGTCGGCGGCGTACTGGAAGGACCACCGCCCGCCGAAGCGGTCCACCATCTGTTGCCGGGTGGAGCTCTTCGTCCCTTTCAACCGCAGGAACCGATTCGGGAACTCCTGCCCCCAGCCCCACGTAAACAACCACTCCTCTTCCTCGAACCCCGGCAGCTCCAGCTGCTCCTTAATGCGATACTCGTTCATCGTAGCTCCCTCCTCCTCCTGGGCAGGTGATGTGCGTGGCGGCGATGCCCATGTACCGCCACATACGGATTACGTCCAGCCGATCGTCGAAGGCCATCTCCACGTGCCGCTCGTCGATGCCGAGCTTCTCCCGGCACTGATACCACATGTACGCTTTCAGGTCCGGCGAGCTCATGCGGCAATCGTTTTCCCGCATCCACATTTCCGCCGCCGGAATCCGGTTGCACTCCAGCCAGGCCACCGTCGCGTCCCAAACATACCGGGGCCGGGAAGTGAAGATGAGGAGCTTGCCGGGGAAGCCCTGAAAGAGTCCGCGGTTGATCACCGGGTCGTTGGCGCAGTCTTCGTGGTACGCGCGCCATGGGTCCAGCGAGCTGTGATCAATCAAGGGCAACCGCCGCCGGTCGTCAGCGATGGTGCCGTCCAGGTCGAGAATCAGGTGTGAATCCGTCGTCATTTCAGCGCACCGCCTTCCTGAGCTTGTCGACAATTTTGAGGAGCTTGCCCTTAGCCACCAGGTCGCCACCGAACTCCTCCTCCGCGAATGCCTCGATCTCGGCGAAGTAATCCCGACCGCGATCCCCAAACAGAAAGTACGTCATCCACGGATGCACTTCCAGCACGCGGTCGATCATCGCGGAGACCACCTTTTGATACTCGCCTTGAGTGCGCCCGCCGGAGCGGCTCCGGGCCAGGTCCACGAAGGCGCGCATGTTGAACTTGCAAACGATGTTCGTCGCAATGTTGGTGGGCAGGATTCCGCGGGAGTCCTCGACCGGGTGCCCAATGGCGATCAGTGCGGCGTACGTGTCCTTGATCGTGCGGAGGCATTTTTCGATCCGCACCGCTGCGCGATTGTCGGCGCGGTTGCGGTCGGTGAAAACGTACTCGAACTCGCCCACGTCCACGACGCGCATGCTCTGCTGGGCGTAGCTGGCCACTCGGGTGCGCACTTGCTGGTGCGTGTAAGCTCGGCTTACCCCTTGGACGAGGAACACGTAATCCACGAACTCCCACGACGAGGGGATGGTGTTCGCCATGTACTTGAGAGCTTCGAGCTTCTTCTCCTCGGGCCAGGCGATTATGGCCTCCAGCTGCCCTGGGTCCATGTTCAGGCGCGTGTTTTTAGTGAAAATCAAAAGGTCCGCCGCCGCCCAAGTCTCGTTGGGGGCACCCTTGCCGGTGAAGTGAATCAGCTGCACGTCCATTGTTCAAAAGCTCCTTCCTGGGTTGTTTTGAAGCGCATCACCTATGAGTCAGGCAAAGCACACAATCGAAGAATCCTGTGGGCGCGAGCATTATGCCCGCGATCAGTAGCATGAAAAGCACCATCCCGAGCGCATCCAAAGAAAACTGCAACACTTTCCACCACATGGCCGCCTCCCTCTTTCACGGTTGGATTGAACTTTTAGGGAACTCGAACATGATCTCGCCATCGTTGACGACCGTGACTGCGTGCAGGTCCATCATGCGTTGGGGTTTGGGGTGATCCGCGGCGCGGCAAAATGAGAAACGCATTGTGCCCAGGCCGCCTTTTTGCCGAACCAGGAGACCGTCTTCAGCTTTTGTGATCATGCCGCAGAGATCGTCCTTGTCCCAGAAAATGGCAATCCGATCGCCGTCTTTGAGACCGGCCTTGCTGGCGATATTACCACCGATGGTGAAATTCAAGGAGCCGTTGCCCCCGCGGCCTTTCACGAAGGTGATGGACACGCGGTCTGCGCGTCCCTTGCAAGCAGTTCTGCCCGTGCCATTGTTCATTCGCTCCATCATAATTGTGGGTCTCCTTTCTTTAGTATTCAACTTTTCCGCTGAGATAGAGATATTCATCTCGCGTTTGCCAATCCGACTCCTCGAATCGCTTATTCCATTTTTCAACAGCACAACCCAATGACTCACTTACAGGCCCTTCCGCTCCGCAAGAATAGCAATTCAGCCAATACTGCCGCTTGAACCGGTAAATCCGCTGTTTCTTGCATCCACAAAACGGGCATGGTCTCTCAAAAAGCATATTGCGCGCTATTTTCATCTTGCTCCTTAGGCTACGGCTTTTTTAACGTCGTAGGCGGTGTCGGCGCGGAGAAGGCGCTTGATCACGGCGATGTCGTTGATCACGTCATCCAGCAAGATGTTGCGCCACGTGGCGAACCGCCCGAGGCTGTATACCCGGTGCTGGCTGGTCAGACGGTACAACAAGCGCTTCCGCACCGTGGGGTCCAGGGAGTCGATCTTACCGTATTGCTGGACGGTCTCGCCCAGGGGTTGAAATTCTGTGTGGCGGGAAAGCCCGAACGCCCTGCAGACCCAATCCAAGGGCGCGGTCTCGGGGTTCCACTTTGCGTGAACCTCTTCCACGATCAGCAGGTCCCCGGTGATGCTGGCGCGGTAAATTGGAGTGCTCAGCTCGGGGAAGTACACCGTCTGGTACAAGTCGCAATCGGGGATGCGCCAACGGCTGACGCGGATGGCTTGCTTTTGGTAATCCGAAGAATCCGCCTCGAAGCCTTCGCAGCACAGGTGCGCCAGCATCACGGGCAGCGGAATGGTTGAAATGACGGGTTGCTTGCCGATGACGTCATCGGATAAAATTCCGCCATTGAGTGCAGCCAGGCCGGTGTCCCACCGGATGCGATGATTCGCCGCCTCCACCAGCTGGTCGTAAAAGTCCTCCGGCGCGATGAATCGCTCGGCGGGGTCCACGGACCAGATACTGCGATCCCGCAACGCGCCGCCCAGGACCTTCCGGGAGTACAAGTTGTGGAGCCGAATGCTGGGGGCGACGAAGGCGTCCGCGAAGAATATGCCCTTGCGCACCGTGACCTTACGGAACTCAATGCCGGTCAAGCGGCTAACCACATCCGTCCGGAACCGCAGCACGGCTTTGTGCTGCTGCCGGGGCGCGGGCGCGGACTCGTAAATCCGCGCAGTGGGCCAGGCGTGCGCCGCGAGCAACCCCGCCAGCCCTGCGCCGATGATAATGGGTTCGTTGGGTTTCATTTCTCCTCCTGTGGTTGTGTGGGTTTCGCGCTCCGCTCCGTGCTTGCCCTTGCCCACGGAGTGGAGCGCGCCTTTCCTGTTATGCCGCGAGGCGTTCGAGGTAATCGTCGGCCAGTGCCCAGAGGCGCTGGTTGAAGCCGAGCTTGACGTTGATGTCGGTGACGGGTCGGGAAGTGTGCCGGCGGCCGGATTGGCTCTGGCCGATGATGCCGCCTTTCATGAGATTTTCCTGCACGTTGTTGAATAC